GTTCAGGTAAATATCCACAATTCCCTAGATGGTCGGGGCCAATGCCTAAAGGGCCGGGTTCAAGAGGTTGGTTTATTTATCCAACAATCAGACACTTACAACCGACCATAATTAAAGAGTTTGAGGAAATAATTCTTGACATAAAGAAAGAGTGGGACAATGGCAAGTAGAACTTTAACCCTAGCTCTTGCAGCTGATATTGATAACCTTAAAAAAGGTTTAGATGATGCAAATAAAGTAGTTAATAATTCAGCTGATCAAATTGCTGACTTTGGTAAAAAAGCCGCTTTAGCATTTGCTGCCGCTGGTGCAGCTGTTGGTGCTTATGCTTATTCAGCTGTAAAGGCTGCTGCCGAAGATGAGAAATCTAAGAAATCATTAGAACAAACAATTAGATCCAGCACAAAAGCAACTGAGGAACAAATTGCTGCAATTGATAACTATATTACCAAACAATCAATTGCAACTGCCACAACCGATGAAGTTATTAGACCTGCTTTGGCAAGATTGATTAGATCAACAAATGATGTTACAAAGGCTCAGGATTTATTAGACTTAGCACAAAACATTTCAGCAGCCACAGGCAAGGATTTGGCTTCTGTTTCTAATGCATTAGGTAAAGCCTATGATGGATCTACCGGAGCATTAGGCAAACTTGGGTTAGGCATTGATGCATCTGTATTGAAACATGGTGATCTAAATCAAATCGTTGGAACTCTGAAATCAACTTACGGCGGCTTCATTGCTAATGAAGCAACAAACTTCGAATTTCAGACAAAGCAAATTACAATAGCATTAAATGAAACTAAAGAAAAGATTGGTTATGCACTCCTTCCAATCGTAAAAGAATTTGCAGACTATATTTTGGCAACAGTAGTTCCAAACATTCAAGCATTCGCTGCTGGTTTAACTGGTGATAATTCAGTTACTGCTGGAATAACTGATGCTACAAAGGGCGCATATGAATTTGGTCAGCAATTGGTTTCAGTTATTAAATTTGTAATTAGCATGAAAGATGAACTCATAATTTTAGGAACTATCATTGCCACAGTTTTTGTAGTTAATAAAATAACTGCATTTATCGCAGCGATTGGTTTATTGGTTGAAGCATTTGTTGCATTAAAGAATTCAGCAGCAGCAGCAGCAATTGCCGCAGCCTTTGCAACTGGAGGTGTATCCGTTGGAACGGCAGCAGCAGCTGTCGCAGCCGTTGGTCTTACCGCTGGTTTAGCAACTGATTTTGGACAAACTGCAACTATTGCTGCCCCACAAGCAGGTTATCGTGGTGGTGGCGTTGCTCCAACTGTTACAAATAACATCACAGTTCAATCATTAGATAGCGAAAGCGCAGCAAGAGCAGTTGCTAAGGTAATTAACGAAAGCGCAGCAAGATCAATTCCAGCATTGAGTGGCACAAGCGTTCGAGGTAATTAATGACTGTCTTTACGCCACAATGGAAACTGACTGTTGAAGGAACTGATTACACAAACATAGCAATCAGCGATATTCAGCATCAGGCTGGTCGAACTGATATTTATTCTCAGCCATCCCCATCTTACATGCAGGTAACCCTTGTGGCTTTATCTGGTCAAACTTTGCCATTTGCCATTAACGATAGTTTTGCTTTACAAGTTAAAAACAGTTCAGGAACTTATGTAAATCTATTTGGTGGAGATATTACTGATTTAACTGTTGAAGTTGGTGCATTTGGAAATGTTGCCGATGTTATCAAATACACAATCTTGGCGATGGGATCTTTGGTCAAGTTAGCAAGAGAATTATATTCTGATGCAGTTCCGCAAGATGAGGATGGCAATCAAATATACGGAATTCTTTCTAGCGTATTGCTTGGATCATGGAATGATGTTTCAGCAGCTGCAACATGGGCAGGGTATGATCCAACAGAAACATGGGCGCAAGCTGTAAATCTAGGACTTGGCGAAATAGATCAACCCGGACTTTACACAATGCAAAATCGGAGTGGCACGGAAGCACCAGACACTATTTACAATATCGCAAGCCTTATTGCTAATTCAGCCTTTGGATATTTATATGAGGACAATCAAGGCAATATCGGGTATGCCGATGCAGACCATCGCCAAACTTATCTGTTAGCCAATGGTTATGTTGATCTTGATGCAAACCATGCTTTAGGATCAGGCTTATCAACCATCACTAGATCAGGTGATATTCGAAATGATGTTTATATCAATTATGGCAATAACTTTGGATCTCAGGAAACTGCAACAAGTGCCACTTCAATTGCAACTTATGGCTACAAATCAGAAAGCATTCAATCAGTGCTTCACGATGCTACCGATGCTCAAGCTGTGGCAGATCGGTATATTGCTCAAAGAGCCTTTCCTTTACCAGTATTCCAAAGCATCACTTTTCCATTAACAAATCCTGAGATTGATAACTCAGATAGGGATAACCTGCTCGGGGTGTTTATGGGTCAGCCATTAAACATCCAAAACCTACCTACCCAGATTTCAGATGGTGAATTTGAGGGTTATGTTGAAGGATGGCGTTGGAGCACTCGATTTAATGAACTATTTCTGACAATAAATCTTTCACCAGTCGCGTTCAGTCAAGTCGCTATGCGATGGAATACTGTGCCTATTGGTGAGGCTTGGAACACTCTATCCACAACTTTGACATGGGAATACGCTACAATCGTATCCTAAGAATAGGACAATATGGCAACCACTACTAATTATGGCTGGACAACACCAGACGACACAGGGCTGGTCAAGGATGGCGCAAGTGCTATTCGAACACTTGGATCATCTGTTGATGCAACAACTAAAGCACTAAACCCTGAAACAACTCTAGGCGATCTTGCTTATCGTTCATCATCGGCTAATGTTAAAACTCGTCTTGGAATTGGATCAACAGGAAATATTTTAACTGTTGTTGGTGGAGTGCCAGCATGGGCTGCTCCTGCGGGTGGTGGCAAAGTTTTACAAGTAGTTATGGGAACAACAAATACTGGAACTTCAATTGCTTCAACATCATTTACTGACACAACCCTGACTGCAACAATTACACCTTCATCTGCAACAAGTAAAATTTTAGTTTTATATTCTCAACAATATAAAGTTTTTAGAGGTCAAACTACTCAGGGTGCTGGACTTCAACTACTAAGAGGTGCTACTTCAATTCAGGGATACGGCGTTGGAGGACATTATGCCGCATTTACTTTTGACGGAGTTTCATCAGGTGGCGCGGAGTTCAGAACTGTAACATCTGGTTCATATTTAGATAGTCCTGCAACAACTTCATCAACAACTTACAAAATACAATTAGCATGTTTATATACCAGTAATAGTGGAAGTCTTTATGCAAATGAAGACAGTTCATTATCAAATATGATTTTATTAGAAATAGGTGCTTAATATGGAATATTTAACAAGAGCAATTCAAAGTCTAAAACCAACTGCTGAATTTTCATTTACAGATAATGATTACTCAACAATTAAATGGGATGTATTGGATGGTGATGCTCCTACTAAAAAAGAAGTTGAGGATGAAATTGTACGAATCAAAGCAGTAGAAGTTACGGAAGCGCAAACACAAGCAACTGCTAAAGTTGCTTTATTGAAAAAATTGGGAATCACACAAGCAGAAGCGGATTTATTACTTGCCTAATACTTCACAAAAAACAGTAACAACTACACCCACCTTACTGGTTACAGCCAATAGAGCAGACCAAACAGTTTATCTTCATTCATCATCTGGAATTATTTATATTGGCAATTCAGATGTAACTACATCTACTGGATACCGCATGGATAATGGCGATAAATTAACAATGCAATTATCTGATAATGAAGCTCTTTATGGAATTGTCTCATCTGGTACTGCAACCATGATGGTAATGGCAACAATAAATTGACACCTTGGTTATGCAAGGCTGGCGTTCAACTAAGGGAGCAGATTGATGATTGGTTCCCCGATAGAGACCGCCATTCGGATGGGGTTTTGGGGGATGCTCGTCATGCCCTTAAACCGTCGGATCACAATCCAGATGCAAGTAGCCAACCAGCAGGTGTTATCAGAGCCTTTGATTGCGATGCTGATCTTTCTAAGCAAAAAGGATTATCAGTGTATCTTGCTGACCAAATCAGAGAATGTGGAAAAACCGATCCGCGTATTGCTTATGTGATACACATGGGTCAAATTGCATCATCAAAAAAAGGATGGGCTTGGCGACCATATATCGGCATAAATTCCCATACGCACCACATCCATATCAGTTTTACAAAAAAGGGCGATCAAGACAGTACCTATTTCCAGGTACCGCTAATCGGAGGAAAAATATGAAACTATCGAAGAAGTCAAAGGCTGCTCTAAAGTCTTATCTAAGAGCTGTAGCCGCATCTGGAATTACAGTTGCACTCGCTATTGCTGGTGATGTACGGCCTGAATACTCAATCCTTCTTGGTGCGCTTGTTGCTCCTGTTATCAAGATTTTAGATCCTAAAGATTCTGATCTTGGTATTAATGCTGAATAATGTCGGTCGAATCTTGGGTCGCTATTGCCGTAGGCATAAGCACCTTACTCAGCAGTACATTATTGGCTCTACGATGGGTTATTAAGTCTTACCTGGCTGAATTACGACCCAACGGTGGGTCATCAATTAAGGATCAAATCAATCGCTTAGAAAAGCGTGTCGATGATCTCTTTACTTTAATCAGTAAGTCATAATTTTAATCATGGCGAACACACGCAAGACTCCTAAACGCAAGAAGATCAAT